ATCCATTCGCAGAGCAAACCAACCTTGATACTCTTGGAACTGCTAACAGCGGTAATCAATACTACCGTATCTTCAAGGTAAGCAATCTCCACGGTAACACTGGTTTCGGTCTCTGATCTAAACCTTAACTAAAACTAACGCTAAGGGCTCCCCCTAAAAAGGGAGCCCTTTTCGTTTACATAAATATTATTATGACATTAACTTGTAACAACCCAAGTAATAATCCACTTTTACTTAATTATTTTCAATTTATATTGGATCGTGTTCCTAACATAGTTTACTTTTGTCAGGCTGCTAATTTACCAGGAATAGCTTATGGTGTAGCCGAACAACCAACAACTCTAGGACATCCTGTTAAAGTTCCAACCGGTGCGTTTCGTTTTGAAGATTTACAATTAACATTCCGTGTCGATGAAAACTTAACCAACTGGAGAGAGATTCACAACTGGATTAAAACTACCGGAAATTACACTGACGATGCTCATACTTTACCGTATCCAGAAAAAACATCAGACGCAACTTTACTAATAACCAACAGTTCGTATAAACCAAAAATTAAAGTACATTTTAAACATATATTTCCACAATATTTAAGTGGAATTAATTTCGTTGTAAACGCACCAATAGCAGCAGAAGCCATTGCTACAGTTAAATTTGCGCATACAGGATACGAAATAGAAACACTTGAAAACGCGTAATTTTGTGATATAATAACATTATGAACCTAGATGAATTAAAGACAATGATTAAAAAAGATCTGGAAATTGACCAAACTGCTCTTGACGCAGAATCGTGCAGAACACCGCAACTACACAACAAGTATCTTGTTATGTTTATGGATGAACGTTTAAAGTTAAAAAGAATGGCCAGCGAACTGTCGATTCTTCGTAGAAACAAATGGTTGTATTACACTGGTCGTATGAGCAAAGAAGAACTGGCTCAATTTGGCTGGGAGCCGTTTGAACTAAACATCCTAAAGACAGAAGCAGATGAAATGATTGAATCTGATGCTGAATATATCAAGGCTTCAGAAAAAGTAAACTTTCAAGAAGAGAAAGTTGCTTATCTGGAAAGCGTAATTAAAATTGTACAAAATCGTCAATGGCAAATTCGAGCCATGATTGATTGGTTGAAATTTACACAAGGAGTGTAATTGGTAGATATTAAGATCACACAACCCGATGCTGTTGATTTAAAAATTGAGTGTGATCGCTCTTTAGCCAAAGAGTTGAACAGCTACTTTACGTTTACTGTCCCTAATTTTCAATACACTCCAGCGTTTAAAAAACGTCTTTGGGATGGAAAAATTCGTCTTTTTAATCTGTACACCCAAACTATTTACGCTGGTCTTATAGACCATGTGGTTAAATTTGCCAAAGATCGGGGGTACACTTGGGAGTATATTCCTGCTCCGTATGATATTCCAAATCCAGCCAAAGTCAAGGAATTTATTCAAAACTTGCCTATAAGCGCAGGGGGCAAACCTATCCAGCCTTACGATTATCAGGTAGAGGCCGTCCAACACGCCCTGAATCGATCCAGGACGCTCCTAGTGTCTCCTACGGGCTCTGGTAAGTCTATGATGATCTACCTCCTATGCCGTTGGATGCTGGATCAGAACCCTACAGGTAAATTGTTGATTATTGTACCAACCACCAGTCTGGTGGCACAGATGTTGGCAGATTTTCGGGATTATTCCAAACAAGACACATGGAAAGCAGACCGAAATATCCATACAGTAATGTCTGGAAAAGACAAAACTTCCACCAAACGAATAATTATTTCCACATGGCAGAGTATCTACAATCAACCGTTTTCTTACTTTGACGATTTTATCGGAGTGTTTGGAGACGAATGCCATTTATTTAAAGCCAAGTCTTTGTCTTCCATTATGAGCAAGGCAAAGAAAACCAAATACCGAATTGGAACAACGGGCACACTAGATGGAACACAAACACACAAACTTGTAATTGAGGGATTGTTTGGTCCAACTTATCATACCACAACAACCAAAAAGTTAATTGATCAGGATTTACTTTCACAGATTAATATTGATTGTTTACAACTTCAATACAGCCCAGAAGATGTTCAAACAACCAAAAAGATGACGTATGTGGATGAAATCCGTTGGGTTGTAAGTAATCCTAGACGTAACGAATTTATTAAAAATCTTTGTAAAAAGCTGACAGGTAATACTTTAGTTCTTTTTAACTTTGTAGAACTGCAAGGTAAACCTCTTCACGAATTATTGCAAGTTAATTTGGATAAACCTGTTTATTTTATTCACGGGGAAACAGAAGTAGATTCACGTGAACAAATTCGTAAAGCGGTAGATAAGGGAAGTGATTCTGTGTTGCTTGCTTCTTACGGCACATGTAGTACAGGCATAAATATAAGAAACATTCACAACATTATTTTTGCATCACCATCCAAATCAGTTGTCCGTGTTTTACAATCAATTGGTCGTGGATTGCGTAAAAGTGATACTAAACAACAGATGAAATTGTTTGATATAGCTGACGATTTGCGTTACAAAAGTCACATTAACCACGGCATGAATCATTTAGATGCACGGTTAAAAATATATAATAATGAGAGATTCCCTTACAAGATTTTCTCTATTCAGTTACCAAAGGAGTCCAATGAGAAAACCATACAAAATAGTGAAAATGAAATCGGGTGAAGAATTAATAGCCGGAGTCACTAGAACTAGAGACGGTAAATTAAAACTTCACAGACCAATGGTTTTTAAATCAATGGTGTCTCAGGATTTGTTTGGTGGTATGAAAGAAATTTTTATGTTAAAAAATTGGTTGATTCTTTCAACTGATAAGCAAACCATAATTCCACAAGATTCTGTAAACGCTCTTTTAGAACCAACAAAAGATGTTACGTTTTTATACGAGAATGAAAAACGTAAAGAAGATAAATCATCACTAAAAGCCAAACCGTATAGACCAAAAATGCCACCTATTGGTCTTCCGCCTCTACTTCCAGATATGCCAGAAACTGATCAACAATCGTTGGACAGGATTCAGCAAAATCTTGAAAAGATGATGGAAGATCTGTTCAATATCCCCGAAGAAGAATCTAACTTAAAAGAATTTGCAAAACCCAAAAAAGATGATAAAATGGTGTTTATGAACCTAGTATTTTCACCTGAAGTCATCGTTGAACTTCTTCGATCAGGAATCCTTGATCGAAAAGAATTGGGTGAAATGATCAATGAAATTACCAATGAAAATGGCGAGGGTATGAACCCTACCAAATACACTGGTAACAACAAAGATAAAAAGGATTTGGGTAATGAGTGGACGGATTGGGATGCTGATCCGTCTTCAGAGGATTACAGATAAACTATATTCCTTTTTTACTCAGACAATATATTATATCAGGAATTTTACATCATGTCAAGTGGAAAACCTAAAAAAGTTAAGAAAAGTATAAAACCAAAAAAACAAATAGAAAAATTAGTAGAAAAAGAATTAAACAACGATCATTACGTAGACAACAAACAGTTCTTAGCGGAAATGATCAAATGGAAAAAAGAAATACGAGAAGCGGAAGATAGTGGAGACGAAAAGCCTCCCGTTTCAGAATACATTGGAAGTTGTTTTTTAAAGATCGCAGAACGATTATGTTCCAAATCTAATTTTATGAATTATCCGTACAAGGATGAAATGATTGGAGATGGAATTGAAAATTGTCTGATGTACGCTCACAATTTTAATCCACGCAAATCTAAAAATCCATTTTCATATTTTACTCAAATAATTTATTATGCCTTTTTACGTCGAATAGAACGTGAAAAAAAACAAGCATATATAAAATTTAAGTTGACAGAGAACATGGATGATGGTACACTACACAAGTGGTTTAAAGAAAATTATTTTGATAAATCAAACGAACGCGAAGCATTAACAGAACATTTTAGTATTTCTGAGCGTGATATTGAAAAGTATGAGCCAAAAAAGCGAAAAAAACGCAGTAAAAATAAAACATGAATAATATATTAGTTACTGGTGGTTGTGGATTTATAGGATCTAATTTAGTAGATCAGCTTGTAAGTGATGGCCACAATGTGATTGTTATAGACAATCTATCATCAACAGCACATGATCAATTTTATTATAATAAAAATGCCATTTATTATAATATTGATATAACAGATAAAGATTCGTTAAATAAAATTTTTAAAAACCATTCAATAGATTATATTTTTCATTTAGCTGCAGAATGCAGAATACAAAATTGTATCAAAAATCCAACTAAAGCATTTAATACAAATACAATTGGTACACAAAATATATTAGAAATGGCAAAAATTTTTAATATAAAACGAGTATTGCTTTCTAGCACATCAGCAATTTACGGTTTAAATGATATTTTGCCACAAAAAGAAACACTACCGGCTGATTGTTTAAATATGTACTCGTATTCTAAATTATTTTCAGAGGGACTTTGCAAACTGTATTCGACTGCATACGGTGTAGACAGTGTTTGTTTTAGATATTTTAATGTTTATGGGCCAAGGCAACCTGTTCGTGGTTCTTATGCCCCAGTTATTGGAGTTTTTTCTAGACAAAAGAAAATGGGCGATCCAATGACAATTGTAGGAGACGGCTTACAGACCAGAGATTATGTACATGTTTTTGATATAGTTTCTGCAAATATTGCAGCCATGAATATAAACCAAAAATTAAATGCAGATATTATAAACATTGGAACCGGTGTTTCATATTCTGTATTAGATATTGCAACACAAATGGGTGGGCCGTATGTTCATGTATCATCAAGACAAGGAGAAGCAAGGCATACATTAGCCGATGTTTCTAAAGCAAAATCTATTTTAAACTGGGAATCCAAAAAAGATTTAATTTCGTATATTAAAAACGAAGAATATAAACTATGAAAATTGCAGTTATTGGTGATACCCACTTCGGGGCTAGAGGCGACTCTCCCCTGTTCTTAAATCATTTTCTTAAGTTCTTTGAAGAACAGTTTTTTCCTTACATCAAGGAAAACGGCATTACTAAAGTTCTTCACTTAGGCGATCTGTTTGACCGCCGTAAGTTTGTTAACTTTAATACTCTTCATCACACCAAGAAAAGGTTTATTGATTGGTTTGACCAAAACGGAGTAGAACTTCACTGCATTCTTGGTAATCACGATGTGTTTTACAAGAACACAAACCGATTAAACTCACCCAAAGAAGTGCTGGCAGAATGTCATCCTTCTTTCCATCTGTATGAAGATGCCCAAGAAGTGTGTTTTAATGGTGCAACCATTTTGATGGTTCCTTGGATTAATGAAGAAAACAAAGACAACTTCATGCAAAAGATCAAAGACACCAAAGCAACCATTCTGGCAGGCCACTTGGAATTAAGTGGTTACGAAGTTATGCCCGGTGTAAAGTTTGGTGAAGGCATGGATGATAAGTTTTTGGAGAAGTTTGATCTGGTTCTATCAGGCCATTTTCACAAAAAAAGCTCCAAAGGCAACGTACACTATCTGGGAA